TTTATCTCTTGATGGAATGCCAATAAAGACCTCATAATGAGATGTTAATGCAGGTCTAAGTAGGTTTGCTTTAACGTCTGAAACTGACCTTATCCTAGGCATTTATAAATAATTTTTACTTTATATATTATGTATGGCAGAAAGTATCAAGAGTAAATACAAACCTTCATACCCAACAAAATATAAAGGAGATCCCAATAATATCATCTGTAGAAGCAGTTGGGAAAGAAAGTTTTGTTATTACTGTGATCATAATGAGAATATTATAGAGTGGGGGTCAGAAGAGTTTTGGATTCCTTACATATCTCCAGTAGATAATAGAGTTCACAAATATTTTCCAGACTTTATCATCAAGGTGAAAGAAAAAACTGGACAATTAAAAACATATGTAATAGAAGTAAAACCAAAGAAACAAACACAAGCTCCCCAGAAAAAAACAAGAGCAACAAAGTCATACATATATGAATGTAAGACGTATGCTGTAAATCAAGCGAAGTGGAAAGCAGCAGATGAATTTTGTAAAGATCGCCTTATAGAGTTCAAAATTATCACAGAAGAAGAACTGGGAATTAAGTAATGGCAGAAGGTTTCGGTCAGTATAAGGGAACAGGATCAGTAAGAACAAGAGAACTTCTTAAAAGAATCGAAAAACTTGGACTAAATGATCCTGAAGATATAATGGTGGTGATTATGGAGATCTTCAAAGAAGAAGTATTATATCCGGAACCAGGAAAATATTACACATTTCTCTATAAACCAAAAACTCCAGATATTGAATATGACCAACATCCTCTTATTGCTTGTACATCATTGGAAAGATGGGGTTTCAAAGGGATTAATTTTCATTGGAGAGAGGGAAGGCAATATACTTGGGAAGAAGTTATTGGAAAACTTCACGTAGTAAAGTATAATGAACTTGACGAACTTTTATCTCTACAATATGGAAAGTTCCGTCTAAATAAATAAAAAACTCCCCATATCTGATGGCAGAACAAGTAATACTAAAACAAGGTCAATTGGGAGTTCCTATAGGGGGACCTAGTGGAAAAACAATAGTAGGTCAGTTGACATCATACAAAGATGGAACTGCGAAGTGGACATATGCTAAAGATGTATCGGGGATTGGAGATCAATCAACTTTCACACTATCAAAAAAATCTGATGGAACTTGGACTTGGAGTCCAACAACAGATACAAGTCTCAAAAATTTAGCAGATAGAGAAGGATTTACCGAAGAACAAGTAAAAGATTCTTTATATAAAACACAACAAACACAAAAAGTATTAAACGCTGGTAATGCTACCCAAATTAGTTCAACGATAGGATTAACTGAAGCAAAAAAACTTGGATTGCCTGGACTTGCAGGAACGGTAACTGATGTAGGATCTCTTCCCGGCGAAGTAAGTGATGGAACAGGTCAAGGTCAAAAAGAAGAATCTGACAAAGAAGGAAAACCAATAACTACACCAGGAACTGAAGAAGGTACAATTGGTGATGATGCCGGATTACCCCAAAAAGGAGAAAATTTAAAATACCCAGAAGATATGAATTTCAACCAAGATCATATCAAGTTTACTATGGTAGAAGATGGTTTAAGAGCATTGGGAGAGGGTCCTGCAGGAGCTTTTGGTACTGGTGCAAGAACAATAAAATCATCTAAGGGAAGTGTTACGCTTCCAATATCAGGACCTATTGTCGATTCTAATGCAGTTGGGTGGGGTCAAGATGAATTGGATCCATTATCTATTGCTGGGGCAAAATTATTCAGAGATGCCGCTTTAAAAGGATTAAACACTGTAGGCGAAAATTCCAGTAAAGCTCTAGAGGATATAAAACAAAGTGCGGCAGATGCTAAAGCTGGTGTAACATATGCCCTTATGGCAGAAGCGTTAGGAAAGACATCAAATCAACTACTTTCAAGAACTACGGGTTCAATCATAAATCCAAACGTAGAACTTCTATTCAATGGAGTATCTCTAAGACCTTTTAACTTTACATTTAAAATGTCTGCTAGAAGTTATACGGAAGCAATAATTATTAAAAAAATAATTTACTTCTTTAAAAAAGGAATGGCAGCAAAGCAAACAAAAAGTGGATTTTTTTTAAAGAAACCATATGTATTTGATATCGAATATCTACATAGGGGACAAAAGCATCCCGGTATGAACCTAATTAAACGTTGTGCTCTACAAAACTTCAGTGTTAATTATGTACCAGATGCCCAATATGCATCACACGAAGATGGAAATCTAACTGCATACGAAATATCAATGCAATTTATGGAACTCGATCCAGTATACTTTGATGATTATGATGGCAAACATCCAATAGGTTACTAAAATGTCAAGACCATATTTCAGACAAGTTCCAAACTTTGAATATGTAAGCAGGCTCACTGAGTCCAAAAACATATCTGATTATGTTACCGTAAAAAATCTATTCAAGAGAGCAAAACTACGTCCTGATATTGAAGGCAATTTAGCATACTTCCAAAACTATACAATCATTGGTGATGAAAGACCAGATAACGTTGCCAATAAGTTTTATGATGATTCAACATTAGATTGGTTGATCTTACTATCAAATAACATTGTAAATATTCAAACAGAGTGGCCATTACCACAAAGAGCATTTGATGAATACCTAAAGAATAAGTATGGTATTGGATTAAATACTGAAGAAGAAATCTATAACAATATCTTTAATAGTGCGCATCACTATGAAACCAAAGAAGTAAGAAATAATTCAGGAACCATTATTGTTCCTGCGGGAATTAGAGTTCCTGAAGATTATAAAGTAAGTTTCTTTGATTATAACTTAGACCGATACGTTGATGTTCTAAATGTTGCTCAAGAAGTAACAAATTATCAATACGAAGAAGAACTTCAAAATAATAAGAGAACAATTCTCGTTCTTAAATCAGATTATCTAAGACTAGTATTTGATGATATCGAAAGACTGATGCCATATAAAAAAGGTTCCAGTCAATACGTGACTGAAACCTTGAAGAGAGGACAAAATATTAGACTTTATGAATGATCACCCTTCAGCAAGACGCTGAAAATAAGAGAGTGCATCATCTTCATCTTCATCATTAGAAGAACTCACTGTAGGAAGTTCTGGTTCGGGACGACGTGAAGTAAAGTCGGGAGTATAAGTGCCACGATCGTTATCTTCATCATCAACTTCTTCATCAAGACGAGGACGAGGAGTAGACTTCTGACCAAGAACATACTTTAGACGCTTCTCAAGATCTTCATAAGACTTGAATTGATCAGCAGCAGTTACTGCAGTAAGAGAGTATTCCTTTTTCCATACTGTTTCCATTGCATCATCATCATTGAGAAGAGGAGCAACACGATCAAACTCAGACTTATCGTAGTTCCAATAACCATCTTTCTTAACTAACTTCAGTTTGAAGTTAGCACCTTGCCAGAAGTCAAAGGGATTGATGGGTTCTTCATCTTCAAACTCAGGTTGCATTGCTTCCATAATCTTATCAAAGATCTTCTTACCATACTTGAAGAGGAAGACTTTACCTTCGTTTTGAGGATTAGCAGGATCCTTTACAACATAGATGTTGCTGTAGTAAGACAGCTTACGCTTCTGCTTACGGACAGTCTCTTTGTCCTTTTCACTACCACTGTTCCAGAGTTCACGATTGTGCTCAGAGACAGGATCTTTTTGACCAAGAGTGGTCAGAGAGTTTTCAATATACCAACCACCAGGTCCTTGGAAGGCATGAGTATAAAGTTTTGCCCAGGGAAGTTCTTCTCCCTCAGGAGCAGGAAGGAAACGGATAACTGCATAACCATTACCAGTTTTATCCATTTCGGGTTTCCAAAGACGCTCATCAGCACCGTTGGAAGTTGTATTCATCTTCTCAACTTCTTTTACCAGTTTCTGGGTAAGAGAGCCAATAGAAGACTGTTTTTTGAGATCAGCAAAAGACATTAGATTACCTCGGATTGTGTACAGATTTGGCTTGTGTGTACCTTGTTATTCTACAGGTCGGAACCAGTTTTGTCAATCTGTTCCTTCATCACCTCAAGCATTTTAGACATGTTGTTGAAAATTACATTCATATCAACATCGGGAGGAAGTCCCATCATCGAAGCAGATTCAGCAATACGTTCTTTCATAGTCACTGCTTCTGGATCATCAGAGAGACTTAAGCGAGTATACAGGATTTTCTGTTTATCGAGAAGTCTTTCAAGAATTTCTACGTGATGAAGTCTTTCCTCTTTATTCATCGTAGGAAATTTGAAGACGTTTTGATAAACCTCTTCCTGTAGTTCTCCAATTTCAGCCATCTCAGCACGGACGACTTCGGAATTAAAAAAACTCATTTATTCCTCAAAACAATTTCTCTCAAAATATTCTTATAACGCGGCACATCAATATTTAGAAATGAAGAATATTTTTTTAATTTACGACTTACGGTTTCCCACACTGGATCTTTAAGTTTTTTATCAAAGTTATTCCCGAATAAGAATATTTTGTCATAGATTACTAAGGTTTCTAGACTAATATTTCCGCTCAGGAACTTCTTTAATACTGGTGGATGTCCCTTAGAAGAGTCAAATACTTCCTCAAATTTATTCTCTTCAAACAATGTTTGAGTTTCTTCTTTAAAGATATAAGAAAGTGATTGTACTTTTTTCTGCCAGTTTTGATATCTACTTTCACCTTCTTTCATAATTTCGCCAATCCAGAGTGTTTCTGGATTGCTGCAAGAAACAAAATTAGCAACAAAAAAATCTACAATTTCTTTATCAGTTTTATTTCTTGCAAACTTTTCAAACCAAAAACGATCTTTGCGTTTATAAAAAGATTGAACAGTTGCTCTGCTTTTTCCACAATACTTATGATAGTCATAACTATCTTTTGTGAAGTGATTTTTCAGAGCAAGATATTCTCTATAAGCATCAAATGGCATCATCAAAAAAAGTAATATAGGAAAATTTTTGCCGGAATTTTTTTCACCCAAAAATGAAATTAAAGTGGCAATTTGGCACGAGAACTTCTCTTTAGAAAGTTCAACTCCATTGCTTCATACTTAATCTTTTCCTTTAACGGTTTAGAAATAAGTTTTGGCACAGACTCAACATCAATATTATTTTGCTCACAGAAATAAACAATCGCATCGATGTAATTCATATCTTCGTTTGTATGTACTAAAGATTCGATCTCTTGAGCAAAACGAGATGGACAAAAGAATTTACTTTCAAGTACCTTTTCTAATTCATTCTCCATCTGACCCAGTATTGTGATGTACAAATTCTTTAATATAACGAACTAGTAATCTAATATAATCCTCTTTGTTCCTTTTGTCAAATACTTTGACTTCTCCACCAGGAGTGACCATTAAAGTAATAAGTTTCACTGGTGGAATTTTAGTCATTTCATAATATGCAGCCGCATAGAACATCTCCTGAACAAAATAATTTTCAATCCATTCTTCGGGTTTAATTTTATCAGAAGTTTTAAAGTCTATGACGGCAAGTTCTCCATCATACTCCGCGATACAATCAACTCTACCAGCTAGTCCAAGATATTCTGAATAGAGTGTGCGCTCAATCGCATGAATATTATTTATCTTATCAAGATAAGGTTTTGCATGAATGAACATAAACTTTGTCAGGGGTTGATAATCATCCCAGTTTAGTTCTTTATTTTCAAGATAGTCCTGACATACTTGGTGAAAATCTGTACCTCTTGCTGTTGCCTTACGAGTAATAGCATTAGCTTTATCTACACCAACTCTCTTTCTCCACTCAACAAAGATCTGTCTATTGTAGAAAGACGTTACTGAAGTGATAGAAGGCACCCACTGCCCATCAGGAAGATTGTACAAGCGGATGCCGTTTGTTTCTTTCTTTTCTAATTCAATGTCACCCAAATAATTATGATGAATAAAACTCATACACCCACTTCCATTTTAGCAAGAATATACTCCTTCACAAATCCAGAACGAACAATATCTTCAACTCCAAATTCAATAATATCAATTGAAGGCATAATACGAAGTACTTTCATAAAATCAATGATTCCATTCTTCTCATTCGTTTTAATAAGATCACTCTGAGTAGCATCACCGCAGAACATAATCTTACTATTTTCACCTACACGAGTGATTATACTATCAAGTTCATGATAATTCAAGTTTTGAAACTCATCGACAATAATGATTGCATTATCAAGAGTTGTTCCGCGAATAAAAGAAGTACTCCAAAAACTAATCGTTCCTTGAGTTTTTAAATTACCATAGAGCATTTCAAAGTCAGACTCGGATGGCAACTCAAACATATACTTCACCATATTCTTATAGGGAATTTGATAAAGTGATGACTTATCTTCATGATCACCAGGAAGGAAACCAATCTCGCGAGTTGCAACAAGAGACCTTACAATATAAATTTTTTCGTAAGGACTTCTTTCATCTAACACATCTTGAAGAGCATTATAAAGTGTGATGAATGTTTTACCCGTTCCAGCACATCCATAAGCAACAATATGTTGATTTTTTTCGTATGCTTTATATAAAAGTTTTTGATTATCCGTGAGAGGTTCAATATCTCTCATTAAATCAGCACCAATTGGTTTCTTGCGTTTCATTTGCTTCGTAGTCATTCCAACGCCAATTGGTTGATCCTCTGCTCTTCTTCTTCTTGCCATAGAATGATTAAATTGGTTTTACTTTTGATCCTGGTGCTTTTGATGCCTTGTGAAGAACATCATTCCATCCTGGATGAGATTTCACAAGTCGGTCGTAAATTTCGCCAACCTCTCCTGATGCTGGACAAGTTGAGGGATCACTCCAATCTCTTGTCCAATCTGGATTGTTGACTTTCCACTGGTCCCATTCAGTAACAGACATTGTTACTTCTTTTTGTTCCCCAGTTTGCTTATTAATCACTGGATATGTTGCCAATGTTACACCTCCATAGTATGTAAGGATATTTATTCAATAGTTATAGAAGGGGGATCAATACATTCCACACATCCTTCACGAGTCCAACCAAGTGCTTCAGATACAGCAGGGAACTGACAAGTAAAGATACAACGAACTAGTTCTGCAATCTCCATATGTTCTTTCTGCGTGCCATGTGCAGAACGAAGATCAATGTAGTGGATCCACGACCTTACAGAGCCAGTCATATAGAGTCTTGTGGGCGTCGCCAAGGGCAGTACGAACCTTGCGCACTCCTTTGCCACTCCCTTCTCTAGAAGGCGGTTGTAGAGGCGCAGAGCGCTCTCATAGTGGACGCGGATGTCCTCAAGCAAAGTCAGTTTAAGGTAGTCTGGAATATCGTCGATAGAGTTCTGACGATTCTTAGTATCCTGACGACGCAGTTCAGGAAGAGGAATAGTATTGTTCAGAAGCTTCGCATCAGCATATCGTTGCGAAAATTCTTGATATGTGAATGAACGGTGTCGGAGAATTTGAGCCGCTAGTCCACGAGTAGTATTAATCTCCACCGTCATACTTGCTTGCTCAAAGATACTCCAGTGCTGATGTTCAATACAGTACTTAAGTAGACCAGAGAACTTTTCGTTCTCTTGATTAGAAGGGTTACTTACGCGAGCACAATATGCCATATGCTTTTCTGCGTCAGGAGTAACACTGATTAGTTTTACTTCTGGTTTCATAAACTCGAAATCATCGTACATTGTATTCATCTTCCTCATCATAAAATACTTCGTCGTAATCATTTAGAAAGTTTTTAATCTCCTCATAATGAGGGTCTTTAATATCAGAATTAATTTCTTTTTTAAGACATTCTACTAAAGACTCAAGGTTTCTTACAATTAACCTAAGCTTTTCTTTATCCATTCATATGAACGCTGACAAAGCTAATTATAAGCAAAAAAAAGAGGAGTGTCAAGCACTCCTCCGAATCATTTTGCTGCTACTAGAGTAGCAAGAGATGCTTTACGACGCCTCTCTTCTTTTTGCTTCTGCTCTTTAATGAGTTGAAGTACATTGAGTTTTTTCACTTGTGCCCCTCCTTTACAAACTTAACACCACGATAGGTTTCGTTATATTGTTGGGGTTGCTGCATCATTTGCTGTTGATACTCCAGGCGTTTCTGGGTATCATATTCGATGCCACGATATACTACTTTAGACATTAGGTTTCTCCTTAATGGTTTAGGTTAAAGAGCGTTCCTTCAGTCGGCGTTTGCGTCGGTTTCCCGATGAACGATCCGTTCCGCGTCGGCTTACTTCCGTCTCATAAGAGATGAACGTAAGGTCATTATAGACCTGTTAGTATAGTTATGCAAGAACTTTTGTTACTTTTGTTACCGTTCTATGTAACTCAAAGTATGGTTCTGTGCATATAACTGCTCAATGATAATATCACATCCAATCTTTGGATTACAGTCTCCACAAGTATAAACGTCCACTGCTGCCTTACCTTCCTCAGGCCATGTATGAATACTAATATGACTTTCGGATAGCAAACAAATCACAGTAACTCCTTGTGGTTCAAACTTTTTAGAAATTGTTTGAATTACTGTAGCACCGCTTGCAATTGCTGCGTTTTCTAGTAAGTCTATAAGACAACGCTCGTCGTCCA